AAATGCTTTTATTCATTGAAAACTGTTATTACCGTTCGCGGTAGTTCGTATTGAATCTTATCATTTTGAAAAATCTGAATTTAAAGCTACTTCTTGTCCGTTGTTGTTCGCGTTAGTGCGTGGCAATCCTTGAAAAAAGTGGGTATGATTGTGGGTATCCCCTCACACATACCCGCTTTTTTTATGCTTAACGATACCCAAATACGTAAGGCGAAACCAGCCGAAAAGCCTTATAAATTAACTGATTCCAACGGCCTTTACATCGTAATAAATCCGAACGGCTCAAAGCTGTGGCGTTATCGCTTCAGAATCGATGGCAGGGAATCAGTGTTTTCAATCGGCTCATATCCTGAAATCTCGCTTGCAGAAGCGCGTGAGAAGCGCAAGGAAGCGCGATTGCTTGTTCAGCAGGGTATTAACCCGGCAAAAGACAGGGCGGATAAAAAACGCCAAAATACGCGCCAAAACAAAAACACGTTTCAGGCAATCGCCGAAGAATACTTCGCGACCAAGACAATCAGCAAAGGCAGTATCAAGGCCGCGCAGAGTATGCTTGAGCGTTATGCCTATCCGATTATAGGAGCCACGCCGATCACCAAAGTAACGCCACGGCAAATCATGGAATGTCTCGACGTTTGCAAAGACAAAGGCGTTGTTGTTTCGGGTATCTACACGCGCCAGTATATGAGCGCAGTGTTTCTATACGCCATTCGTACAATGAGGGCTGAGGTTGATCCTACTCTTGCCTTTGCCGGGTATCTCAAACGACCTGAAATCACTCACGCAAAAGCCATGGCCGTTGAGCAAATCAAGGCGTTTAAGAAAAGCCTGTCTGAGTATAACGGCTCATTTGTCGTAAAAAAGGCCGTGCAGTTGCTACTTTACACAGCCGTCCGAACGATTGAGGCCAGGCGGGCGGAATGGGCTGATATTGACCTACAGACAGGCATTTGGAGAATCCCTGCCAACAAAATGAAGAAAGCGCGGTTACACATTGTGCCGTTATCGGATCAGGTTATTGAGATTCTGAAAGAGTTGCAAGCCTTTACCGGCTCAGGCCGCCTACTCTTTCCAAACAGCAGACGGCCTAATGATATGATTTCAGCGACAACCATCAACCGCGCTTTAGAATATATGGGGCTGACAATATCGGGGCATGATTTCCGCGCCACACTCGCAACCAATCTATCAGAGATGGGCTATGAGCATGAGCATATTAAGGCGCAGCTTGCCCACGCAAAAGACAATCAGACAGACGCGGCCTATTTTCACGCAAAATACATCACGCAACGCCGCCAAATGTTGCAAGATTGGGCTGATTTTATAGATTCTCTTTAAGTTTATTTTATTACAAATCAGAGTGTTAGATATTTTTTGATAAATTTGTCAAAAACCTCTTGCATTACCGCATTAAAAGAGGTAATATACACACATAGGGATACTACTCACAAGGTAATAAAAATGAACGAAATTCAAAAAATCATCAACATCATTGAAAACGACGATGACTGCTTTGCTTTTTATGGTATTCGCGCCACCACCGAAGAACATTCAGCCGGTGAAGAGTTGAGTAATTCATTTGTTTGGATTGACGGCGAAAAAACCGAAGAAGAGTTAGACGGAATCAGCACTATGGGGATTAAAGACTTGACCGAAGAAGCTGTTATTCGCGCAATTAAATGCCTTGGCCGTGACGCTTGCGAATATTTCGGCGTTAAAGCAAATGTATTTCACAGCTATGTCGGTCAAAATTTTGTTTTGATTAAAGGCGATTCTGCCACCGCTGGCGACGATAACGGCGAATGGGTAATCAAAAACCCTGTTGTAGTGGCTGTATTGTAATAAACCCAAACGGATTAAATCACGGCAGACGATTTGATGTTGTCTGACGATGGGGAATTATATGATTGAAAATGCTGAATTAGGCTACACGCCTGCGAACCTGAAGGCATTACGCCGAAGATATGGGCTGACACAGCAAAATGTTGCCGACATAACGGAGTCAACACTTAAAACCGCCCAAAAATGGGAAACAAGCCCAGGTATGAACAGTTATGCGAATATGCCTCACACTAAATGGCTGAAATTATTGGAATATTTGAAGAATAAATGAGAAGAGGCCGTGCTGCTGATGGCGGCGTATTGGCGGCCACCTGAGATACTGGCGGTTTTGAAATGACTTGCAGGAGATTGTTGGATTGGATATAGTGTAAATTCATCATAACTACATGAAATAACGCTATATTATGTTCTCATTCTTTACGGTTAAAGCCAAGAATACAAAAGAAAAAGTGCTGTTGGAAATTGATGAGTTAGAGAAAGTGTTAAAACTTTCTAAGAAACTAACCAACAAGCAAATTGGAAGATTGGCTAAATACTTGCGGAAACACCCCCCTACCGAACGGTACAATTTGAATTTTGCCGATATTCAGCAGGCTTTGGCGACCGATGAAACCATTCCTAGCGATTTTAATGTTAAATCGATTCAGGTAGAAATGAGGATTGCCAAGTTTCGTGCTGGGGAAATGGTAAGTCGGGAGAAAAGCAAAAAGGCAGGGATTACACATGTCTCTATTACCTTCACACCGGATATGGAATATTGTGAAACAGCACAACAATACCGCAAAAAATATGACGGCAAGGTCGTGAAACTGGGGAATGCCCCAATATTTCCGCTGATTACCTGCTATAACTGCAATAATTGCACTAGATTTGTATTGGTGAAATCACTTATCAAAGGATTGGATTATTGAGCAACAGAACCCCTTGCATATGCAGGGGTTTTGTTTTATATTCCCAATCACGAGGCGTCGAAAACCTCCTAAAGCGGAATCGCACCGTTACTGCGATATTTTTACGTCCATAGTTTCCTTGGTGTTTTGCTTCGATAAAGGTTTCCTATGGCCGCGAGGGTTGTGAATACAATACCTGCTTCAGCAGGGAATAAACACGGCTCACTTTGGGAGTTTTCGAACCTCGCGGCCGCCCGTTTCGGGCAATTTCGAAAATAACCAAAGGAAACCATCATGAACAATTCAGTTCAATCTTTTAATTTCAACCAAAACCAAATCCAAGTCATCAACAAAAACGGCGAAGCGTGGTTTATCGCTTCAGAGGTTGCCGCTATGCTGGGCTACCGTGATTCATACAATATGACCCGTATCTTGGATAACGATGAAAAGGGTACTCATAATGTGAGTACCCTAGGCGGAAACCAAGATGTATCGGTTATCAACGAAAGTGGTTTTTATCACGCCGCTTTTAAATCCCGCAAACCTGAAGTCAAACCCTTCCGCAAATGGGTAACATCTGAAGTCCTGCCCACCATCCGCAAAACAGGCGGCTACCAAATCGGACAAAAAACCACCGCCGACGACCGTACCGGATTGCGCCAAGCCGTCGCCGCGCTTGTCGGACGCAAAGGCATAGACTACTCCTCCGCGTACAGTATGATACACCAACGCTTCAACGTCGAAGCCATCGAAGACATCCCCGCCGAGAAGCTGCCCGAAGCCGTCGCCTATACCCACGCGCTAACCCTGCACACAGGCTTGACGGGCGAAGTGTTGGACGCACCGCCCAAAGCCAAGCCGAAACTGCCTATCGACGGCAACTCTTTAGCCGACATTGCCGCTATGGTTTATTACGGCGCATGGATGATTGAATTGGGCAAAGAGATCTCCGCGCCGCTCAAACAGCTTGGCAACATACAGGCGGTTACGATGTGGACGGTTTGGCACGAAACCCGTTCACGCCTGAAAAGAACCGTCGCAGCCCTCGAAGTGTTGCGGGGATATGCGGACAAAGACACCTCCGACCGCATGGCCTTATGTCTTAAAGGCATTTCCAGCAAGGCTACGGTAAGGTAAACAGAAAATGCCGTCTGAACAAGGCTTCAGACGGCTTCTGATTTATTTAATAGTATCAGACAACGCCTTATGCCGCGCCTTGCAATCATTGTACAAGCCGATAACTTGCAACGACCACGGCAACACGTCCGCACCTGTTCCGCCCTCAAGCTTAGGCAGGTTCGGGCATGGTTGCACAAGGTCGGCAGGCGGTTTAATTGCCGTCGGCAATGGCGGCATTGATGACTGACACGCCGTCAGAATTATTGCAAATAGGGTATAAAAATAGTATAATTTGTTCATAAACAACAACCTATGTAGAACTATGTCAAAATTTAAAGACGAAACAGGAATTAAGCACGACTTATTAACCCCTATTGCATATAAATCCATAAAAACAAAATCAGGCAAACGAAGAATTTATTGGGATTGTATATGTGATTGTGGCGGACATATTACTTTGGAAGCATCAGCATTGAGGAGAACTGATAGATTCCACTCTTGCGGATGCTACGCAAGATTGATGGTGTCTAAAGCCAATTCAACCCATAGACTAACAGGAACAAGAGTATATAGGTCTTGGTCGTCCGCCAGACAGAGATGCAATAACCCTAGTGATACAAATTATAAAAACTACGGCGGGCGCGGTATCACTATGTGCGAACGCTGGAATAAATTTGAAAACTTCTTAGCAGACATGGGTTATCCTCCATCCGAAAATCACACAATCGAAAGGATTGATGTCAATGGGAACTATGAACCGGAAAATTGCAGATGGGCTACCCCTGTTGAACAAGCTAGAAATAGGCGGAGTAGTAAGTATTACGAATTTTCCGGCAAGAAAATGATATTAAAAGAATGGTCTGAGTATCTTAATGTTAAAGAAATGACATTAAAATATAGGCTTAAAAACGGCTGGCCTATTGAAAAAGTATTCAGTCAAAATAACCATAAATTTAAAACAAGAAAAGTCCCATTATTAGCTAGTTATCAGAAATAGCATTATTAATTAAGCCCCTGCCTTGCTCGTCAAGGCAGACATTCCGATAGACAGGCTTTTCGACAATCTTTTGAACTTGTACATAGCGCACCCTTTCCTTTTCTTCTCGCACGGCTTTGCCGGTCTGATATGCAGCGGCCGTTTCGCGGTCTTGCTTCGCTTTCTCAATCGCGGAATCTTTCAAGCGGCCTGAAATTTCAGCCGCCATTGATTCACGTCCGCGCTTGTATTGGGCGGCATGGTCGTATTGCCACGCGCCCACAATCAGCACAAAACAAACCAACACCGCAATCAGCTTCCAGTTTTTAAGTAGCAGGCTGTTCATAAGTTTTCAACATCGCTTTGTAGTTTTTAATTTCGCTTTCGGCAAATTCAAAAGCTTTAAAGTCGCCGTTTTCCGACGCTTCTTTCTGTTTCGCTTCCCATTCGGCGATTTGCCGTTCTACAAATTTCAGTTGGTTGTTCATTTCGTTTTCTTTCACCAAAAATACACACAAAATACTTGCATAATAACCGATATTGTGTAATAATACACACATGGCAAATCTGCCATAGTTGCAATAAAGGAAGTTATATGACTAGTGCACAAGTCATTGCGCTTCTAGAGTCTGACGGTTGGTTTCTGGTTTCAACCCGAGGCAGTCATCGGCAGTACAAACACCCCGAGAAAAAAGGCCGTGTTACTGTACCGCATCCGAAAAAAGACTTGCCGCTAGGAACGTTGAGACAGATTTACAAACAGGCAGGCTTGAAGTAGCGTAAGCGGTGGGGAGACCCACCGCCCTTTTTGCAATCAGGGTAATCTCACGCGCCCTCCCGTTTTATAAAAATGAAGAAAGCCCGAATATGTTAATCCCGATCGCCTTACACAAAGACGAACATACCGGCTACGGCGTAACCGTCCCCGATCTTCCCGGCTGCTTTTCTTACGGCGAGACCGTAGAAGAAGCCGTTGCCAACGCCAAGGAAGCCGCCTACTTCCACATCGACGGCATGATTGAAGACGGAATGTTCGACGATTTGAAAGCCAGCAATATCCAAGATTTGCAAGGCCAAGAAGACTTTAAAGACGCTGTTTGGCTGCTGCTTGAAATTGACCCCGCCAAAATCAGCCAGCAGCAAACCCGTTTTAACGTCAGTTGGCCGCAATATCTGCTTGACCGCGTAGATGAATATACCGCCGTTCATCACGAGACACGCAGCGGATTCTTGGCAAAAGCCGCGCTGAACCTTATCAACCGCTCCTAACCGCCAGCCCCCGATTCGGGGGTTTTCGCTTTTTCAACCGCTCAAAAAGTGATGTGGGATTTGCCCACATCACCCGTTCAGACGGCCTCACGCCTCGCTCGCACCGTGCGCCGCCGTTGCTGTAACAGATGACAGAACGTAACGCTCAGGCGCGGGGCTTGATGGCACCGCCTTGCCATCCACCAGCTTAGACGGCCAAAAATAGCCGTCAATATCGGCAGGATTGAACGGCACGATAGACACGGTATTGCCTTGATTGCCGCCCAAGCCCAAAATCTGACCTTTTGCGTTTTTGCCGACCACAAAGAACACATGGCCGCCGCCTTGTCGGGATTTCACAGCAATGCAACCATAAGCAGGTTTTGACAGCTTCGTCAGCCCGGCACTTGCCCATGCTTTCGCACGGTACCAGTCCTTAATGACCGTGCGGCCACTCTTGCCTAAGCAATGACCGACAAATAAACCGCACCACGGCGTCTCATCTTCAAAGTACCAAGACTTTGCCGCGCCGGGGAACGTTCCCATATCTTTCAGCCACTGCACGATTGTCGGGTTATGTGCTTTCGCGCCGACAATTTCTTTCAATCCAAGATGTTTTTTTGCTTCTTTAATCCATTCCAGTTCTTGCATTTTCTTGCTCCATAAAAAAAGGCCGTCTGATTTCAGACGACCTGTTGTTACTCTTTGCTATCGATAAATTTGTCAGCCGTTTTCTTGACCCATTTTTTCATCAAGCCCGGGGCAAGGGTTTTAACGGTATCCATCGCGTGGCCTGTCAAAATGCCGACAAACGCGCCGGCAATAGCGCAAGTCCAAACCTGATTAACCATCAAAAACCGTTCTACTACCGCCGCCGCTGCCACTGCCGATACAACCGCCTCAAATACGCTTGAGACAATCTTGTCGTGGTCTTTAATGCTTGACCACGCGCTGCCGACAATGCCGCCCCCTATGGCAAACAGGTAGCCAAATTGGAAAAAATCCATCATTCCCCCTTTAGGCCGTCTTTCAGTTTTCTGCCCGAAAATAAAAATTTAAGTGAGTTATTGCCGGCCAAAAGGCACAAGAAAGACAGAATCGGCGGAATGACCATGCCTGTATGAGCAGGCGGAAACGCTCCCCAAAACGCTTGAGCCGTCAGATACCAAATGAACGCCGACACCAGCAACAAGTAACCTGAAAAGACGTTTCCACGGTACGTCTGCCAGTACATCGAAGCCAACTGTAACAAGCCGATACCGCCGAAAACTGGAATCAGGATAGATTCAGGTATCGTTTTAAACTTGTAATAGATAGGCCAGTTATAAATGTCCACAGGCGAAAACGCGAAAACGGCGGCATAACCAATCATCGACAGCCCACTGGCAAACTCGACAACACGCGTCCCTGTGCCAAAAAGCCACTTTTGAAAACGTACAGGCAGAAAACGCCACTCCAACACATATTTAACCCATTTCAATGAGTTACTCATTTTCAATCTCCAAAGAAAAAGGACTTTTTGACAAAATTATCAAAAAGTCCAGTTAAGAAAAAAACCATCAAAAATTATGGCAATCTAGTAGGCCAAGGGTCGTTAGTCAGGTACATGATAGGACTTACCCGAATATCCCCAATGTCTCGGTCAGTAGGGACGGGGTCGGTAAATTGAAAACGCAGCATGTTACTATCGCCGGAGCCACCTAAATACCATGTTCCGTATGGTGTACCCTTGTCGTTGTAAATGCTGCCAATCAAGCTAAATTCTGACTGAAACCCTCGCGGTATTTGTTGTAAACCTAAAATAAAAACGTTACGCTCCCTGTCAGATGGCTGAACAGAATACCCCGGGCCATTACGGCGCACGATACCGAACCAACCCCAGCTTAAACCACCGAATTGATACATAACAGTATCGTTTTTGCGTCTAACTTTTAGATATGACGCGCCCAATTTTGAACGGATATCAATAGTTCGCCAGCCAGTATCCCCAGTCAATACTTCCCAGCCTTGATTATCTGTTCCGGTTCGCTTTATCCATTTCAAAGCGCCATTAGTTGCAACCGTATCAACGTATGTCGTACCGACTGGTGCGGCAACCTTACCATTAGGCATACCAGTACCGTGAATTTCATACTCATTGGCTTGCCCGGTTGGCGTGTTTGTAGCTGCTTGACTTGGTAGCGTTACACTTCCACCGCCGTTTGATAGAGTGAGCGTGTTTCCGGATAAGGTCAATTCTTGCGGGATACCTACACCGTCGCGGCCATCTGCTCCTTTTGGACCAGTCAGCCCAATAGGCCCTTGAGGCCCAACAGGTCCGATTGGGCCTTGTTCCCCTCGCTCGCCCTTTTGTCCGTCTGCACCTTTAGGTCCAGTATCACCTTTAGGTCCAGTAAGGCCAATAGGTCCTTGGATACCTTGCAAACCTTGCTGACCCGTTTCCCCACGTTGTCCTTGTGGGCCACGCTCGCCTGTATCGCCTTTCTCACCCTTTGCGCCAACTGCACCGTCTGCGCCTCGTTCGCCTTTTGCCCCAGGCAGACCATCAGCGCCTTTATCGCCAGTGTCTCCTTTCGCACCGGGCAAGCCATCCGCTCCAGTGTCGCCCTTGTCGCCCTTGTCGCCTTTTGCGCCTGGCAAGCCGTCCGTTCCTCTTTCGCCTTGAATCCCTCGTTCGCCAGTGTCGCCTTTCGCACCAGCCGCGCCATCTTCGCCTTTCTCTCCTCGCTCGCCTTTAAACTTAGTGAGAAACTCTTCAAAAGTGCCGGTAAAGCCAAGCTTCCTTTTGGCGCGGTCGTACAAATCCTGACCTGCACCTTGAGCAATGGCGGTTTCCTTAACGTCAATCTCAACGGTCGGCGTTTTGTCGCTAAGAGTAAATACATATTCCGTCATAGTGTTACCACCTCCAGTAAGCAGATTTCTCCACGAATCAGCGTGTGCCGTGTTGATACGTTCAAAATATCGTATTTGGCGCGTCGCCATTTCGCATTTTTGGAAAATTCAGGCGGAAACTCCAGCGTTAGTACGTTCTCCGCTACTTGGATATTCGCCGTAACCTCGAACGTCTCCCCAGTGCTTGGCTCAACCATCATCTTCAAACTAGCGGTCGATAAATCAAACGGCTTACCGTCCGCCGTTACCGTTACTTCAAAACGCCGTGCGTTTCCGCGCGGTATCTCGATGTTTATAATCGGGATTTCCGCTTTGATTTTAATCATAATTCCCCCTTTCAGGGTTTTTGACAAAATTATCAAAAGACCAAAATAAAAGGCCGTCATGTTTCAGACGGCCTCTTCGTTCACTTGGATTTACGCTCCAACGCCTCGACTTTTTCAGTCAGCTCTTGAATGGCTTTGGTTAATACCGGAATAAAAGTTTCATACTCGATTGTGTATGTGTCGTAATTCAGGTTCACCATAGGCAACTGCCCATATTCAGCCTCAAGCGCGGCAACGTCTTGAGCGATAAACCAGTGACGTAGTCTATCTTCCTTATGGCGGCCGTCTTTCTTCGGCTTCGCCCACCACTTACGCAATTTTTCTGAACGCTCATCTTCCGGCAGGTCTTGGAAAAGCTCGTCAACGTATGAATCGCGGCGGTCATAGTATCCAGTAACAGGCTTCAGCTTCATGACAAATTCCAAGCCTTTTTCAAGCGGCTTAATGTCTGTCTTGTCGCGGCTATCCGAACGGATATTTACGGTTGTTGGTGCGTAAAGCCTTTGATTCTGCCCGCCGATTTGAATTTCGTTATCGCCGTTGATTCGCGCGTTATAGCCAATAGCAATAGAGTTTGTGATTTTTCCGCTTAAAACATCGCCTTGCACGTTTCGATAACCTGCTGAATCGCCAATAAAAACAGATTGCTCGCTACTGATATTAGGGGCACTCCAATAGCCGACTGCTACGCTCGATAAATGACTACCTTTTCGCATAGCAGAAGCACCGACAGCGGTAGCTTTCTGGTAATCAGCACCTGTTAACGCCGCGTCTGCGCCGATGATGGTAGAGTATGCCGCCGTCAATGCGCTATTCATCGCGTTTGCGCCGATGATGGTTAATTCCTCGTTCTTTACGGCGGACGATGTTGTTGAGTAAACATACTTCAATTCCGCACTGCCCGAAGTATTGAGCGATTTAGGACTATTAATCGTGATGGTCGTATCAGTAACAGAAACAACTTCAACCGGCACAACGTCGCCTTGCAATGTCTGCGCCGCGCCTGATGTCAAACGGATCCCAACCCAATAAGTCGCTTTCGCTCCCTGAAGATTTGAGAATGTCAGCGTAATAGTGTTGCCTGATTGAGTATAAGTACCTGATTCAGTTCCACTCCAAACAACATCACCACCATTTGGGGCGCGGTTTCGTTCGAGATTCTCCATTGCAGCAGAACCGATGACGGTTGTTTTATCAACCGCTTTCGCGTTCTTCGCCGCGTCGCCCCCGATGACTACTTGTGCCTCTTGATTTTGATATTGCGCCAAAACCGACTGACCGATTGCTACGGTTTTGCTAGTTTTAGACGGCCAAAAAACTTCAATATCGCCAGTCAAGCCGACTGGTGCAGTGCCACCCAATGCGCCGCCACCAAGGGCAACGTTGGAATAACCTGTTCCCAAGCCTTGGCCTGCATTACGACCAATGGCAACGTTTGAATATCCGCTTGTGATACCACGCCCAGCATTGCCGCCGATACCGATGTTGCGAGTACCTGCCATTTTTGACTGTTCATACCATTCAGTTTCAGCGTTAACGCTAATCAAACTATCAGGGCCGATGGCAATGTTGTCGCGGCTAATGCGTGAAAAGCCCTGCGCGCGGTCGCCGATGGCAATGCCGGAAACGCATTTTTCCATCTGCGCCATTGCGCCCTCGCCAATAACAACCAAACCTGCCCCTGTCCATTCATTAGACTTGAGATTGGCCGCCGCTCCTGAACCAGTAATGAAACGACCAATACCGCTGCGAATCGGCTGATACTGCATATCAACGGTTTTACCGCTAATCGTAAATTTGCCGTTTGTGTATTTGTTTTTTGTTGGGTATTTCGTCCCCATGTCAACAATCAAGCCAAGACAATCAACAAATACGCCAAGCGCGGCAGATTCGGCGGTATTTACAGCTTCCTGAGCGTTGTTGTTAGAAGCTAAATAACCAAAATCATACAGGCTCATTGCGCCGCTAAATACGCGCTTCCAGCGTGTGCCGTTCGTGCTTACGATGATTGTAGATGCGTTGTCTGTTGAGCTTTTATCAGTATCAGCAGAGATAAACAAACCACCGCCAAAACTTAAGCCGTCCTCATGATAGCCGCGAACGAAAGCCACGCCATTACCTGCGAATTTACGCAATTCAGAAATACTGCTGATGATTGAAACTTTCTTAATCAGCTTCTTGTCTAAATCATCAGCAACTGAACTGCTTGCAATCACTTTCCAGCCGCGTGAATTGCTTGTATTTGGATTGGTTTTGTTGTTTGGTAAAGTGTTGACGTAAAGGCTTAATGAATCATCACTTTGTAATACGCAACCAATATCATAACCGCCAATCTCTTCACAGAAATCAGCGTCAAACTTATATTTACCGCCCTTGTTGATGTAGGCGATATGGATAGACAGCTCATAAAGGATACCGTTCATATCCTTACCGCTTGGCGGCTGACCACCGACGGCAATAGGTGTCATGGTTACTGCCGGGAAACCTTTTGTATAAGTCGCCGCATTTGCAGGCGTTGTTTCGGTAACATCTTCAGCAATACTGTTACGCAAGCCCTCAGACGCAAATGGTTTGGTCAATAATTTTGGATTCACTTTTTAAACCTCCAAATAAAAAACCCCGTTGTTAAACGGGGAATAACCGGCTTCTTCAAAGCCGAAATATTTACTTCTCGATGGTTCGAGAAAATCAATCAATACGCCTGATGGCCTTGGCAAAATATCGGACTGCAACAAAATAGCCCGCTCTTCGTTGCTTAAATCAAACTCGAAGATATAACGGGCTGTCATTGTTCCAGTTTTGTAATAGTAGGCACGGCCTCGCTTCTCAAACATCGTCATTAAAAGACGGTTGATGTTATATGCCGTGGCGTACATGATATTTTTCATCGCCTTAATTAAAATCATCTGGCGATATGCCGTATCACTCATAGAGAAAACGCTTGTATTGCCTGCGCCCCTGCTCCATACACCGTCATTGAATGGCAAGAAACCATCTGCAAAGCCGAGATAGTCGCCGCTAACCATTTGAAATGACCGCTCCATGCCGACAATCTTGCCCCACACGTCCAAGCCGTAGCCCTCAGCGGTTTCAATATCCCAGACAATACGGCGAAATTCCTCGATTTTATCGGCGGGGCATATGCACTGATTCAGCCGTTCAATCAATCCCAGTAAGACAGGGCTATGAGCGTATTGGCTGATAATCGTCTTTTTAACGTCAATCATCTTCTACAATCTCGATATTGCTTGCCTGTACAGACGGGATTTTTGAAATGCCGACAGAGACAGCCTCGCGCCAGCCCGAACGTTTATCAGAAACCTGAATATCAAGCAGTCGCACATCGGCGTGATTCTGCAAAACAGCGGTAAAGAAATCCGCCGAGTAAACAGTCGCGCCAATTTTTGACAGCTTCATTTTTTCAAACGTTTCCGCAATGGTTTTCTGAATCTTCAATTCATACCCAAGCGGCGCACCTTTTGCCACGCGCACCTTAAAGAACACTTGAACAGGTTCAGGGCGTTGGAATAGGATTTCATAAGACGGCTTAGGGTCTTGATACAGGTCGTCATAAATCGTAACCGCCGTATTGCCGTTGTAATCGCAACCGCTGCCAGAGTATCGCCAAATCGTCTTGGCGATTTCCTCGTTATCTCCGCCATTCACAGCAACGAATATGCTATGCGGCGCAAGCGTGTAGCCGTTTTTCTCTACCGGCGTCCCTTTCGGGTTGTCGATAACATAAACGTCCGTAACGCCGGGCAATTTAGCCACATTTGCATAGACAGAAGCAGGCATACCCAAAGAGTTGATGGCCACGCTTTTTTGCCGTCTGTCTTTGAAATCTTCACGGCTTTCAGCAGGTTTACCGGCAATCGAATCGCGCGGGTTGCTCACACGGTCAAGGCCGTTGATGTATTGGGTCATTGTTGAGATTGCCCCGGCTCGCGCGTGAACATCGCTGTTTGCCGTTACAACCGCTGAAACCGTACCGCTTGAACCGATAACGTACCGTTTACTCACACGCCAAACCTGCCCATTTTCGTCTTGGACTGGATAGTCTTTCGGGATAACCACACCAGCCAAGCCAATAAATTCACAGACGGCCTGCGCTTTTGTTTCTGGCTTGCGCTCCAAGAAGTAGATTTTGGCAATCGCGTCTTGCATTGCGCCCTCTGCATAATCAGGGTTGACCTGATTCATCAGCCGGGCAAGTTGGTTATCACGGTCTGCGATAATCGCCGCCAGTGATGAAGCCAACTGGCCTTGAGGCGTATCAAGGTTTTTATTCAGATTCCCACCAAACGCCTGATTAAAATCCTCCAACAAGCCCTGCAATACCGATTCTTCAGTCGGAATAACAACGCCTGTATCGTTGATTTCAATAGGGGGAACATTTGTTTTAAAAGTCATA